TAAAGGGTATAAGTCGCAATATGACAACCTTGCAAATCAAATTGAAGATGTACGTAAACAAAAATATGACTTATTGAACAATGCGGATTTACCATTGCCTGAATTAAGTATTGAAGATAATGAATTGACTTACAAAGGAAAAAAATGGGACAGCATGAGCGGAAGTGACCAATTAAGAGTTTCTACTGCTATCGTTCGTAAATTGAATCCTGATTGCGGATTTGTCTTATTAGACAAGCTAGAACAAATGGATCTAAGAACTTTAACAGAGTTCAATGCATGGCTTGAACAAGAAGGATTACAGGCTATTGCAACAAGAGTATCTACTGGTGATGAATGTTCAGTGATCATTGAAGATGGCTATGTAAAAGATACTGGACTTCAACCAATAAATCCTCAACCGACATGGAAAGCAGGTGAATTCTAATGGATTTTGAGATTACTGAAGGAGTAATAAACGGAGCACAAAAAGTTGTCTTCTATGGTCCTGAAGGAATTGGAAAAACAACTTTTGCTTCAAAGTTTCCTGATCCTTTATTTATTGATACCGAAGGATCTACAAAAAAATTAAATGTAAAGAGATTACCAAAGCCTACAAGCTGGCAAATGCTGATTGCAGAAGTTCAATCAGTCATTCAAAAAAGATTTTGTAAAACACTTGTTATTGATACTGCCGACTGGGCGGAAAGATTATGTACGGAAGCCATCTGTGCAAAACATGGTAAATCAGGTGTAGAAGAATTTGGGTATGGTACGGGCTATACCTACGTTGCTGAAGAATGGGGAAGATTCCTTAATCTTCTTCAAGATGTCGTAGATGTGGCCAATATCAATGTTGTTTTAACAGCTCATTCAATTATTCGTAAATTTGAACAGCCTAATGAAATGGGTGCTTACGATCGTTATGAGTTGAAGCTAGGTAAAAAGACAACAGCACAAACTGCTCCAATTACTAAAGAGTGGGCTGATATGGTTTTGTTTGCCAACTACAAAACATTCAGTGTGGCAGTTGATGATAAAGGTAAAAAACATAAAGCTCAAGGTGGCCAACGTGTTATGTATACAACACATCATCCATGTTGGGATGCAAAAAATAGAGATGATTTACCTGAAGAATTGCCACTTGATTATTCAGCAATTGCTCATTTATTCAATAATCAAAAAAATGTAACACCAACTGTAGCTGTTCCACCTGTTACAAATACAGTTCCTCAACAACAACCAGTAGTTGAAGAAATCAAAGTTGAAAAAGAATTGAAACAAGGTGGTATTCAAGAAGCAGTGCCAACTGAAAATGCAAATGTAGTACAACAAACAGATGAAAGTAAATTGCCAACAGCATTGAAAGATTTAATGAGTCAAAGTTTAGTAACTGAAAAAGAAATCAGAAAAGCAGTAAGCATGAAAGGCTATTATCCTGAAGATACACCTGTTGAAAATTATGATCCAAACTTTATTAATGGAGTATTGATAGGAGCATGGCCACAAATTTTAGAATTTATTAATACAAATGTAAGAGAATTTTAGGAGGAAATATAAATGGATAACAGAGGAATTGATAACGGACATGAATTAGGATGGGATGATGTAATTGAAAATGATGGTGAGTTT